CGTAGACTTACAAGCTTATAAATTATGGATGAGTGCTGAATGACAATGTTTCATGGACTAGGTATGTTTATATTTGGCATGGGTGCATTGATTGTTGGTGCGATTGTTGCTTATTTTATAATTAATGAAGTTATGAAAGAAAAAAAAGAGAGGAAAAGATGGGACGATCTGGAATAAAAATTCTTATAAATAGAATCGCGTTTAACATTGGATACGTGTACTCTTATGTAAAAATCCGATGCCAACTGTTAACAAAGAGAGGAGGTATAAAATGAAAAAGAAGAAAAAAATGGTAAGAGAAAGTGTAGTTAGAAATTATACCAATGGTACTATTCTTGGTAGAGCTGTTTCTGATTTTAATAATACCAAAATGGTTGTTAAAAGAACTAAAGATTACTCTATGTTTAGTTTATTAAAACGTAACAGAGTTACTGACGATAAGGCCATTAATAATTTGGTTGTGTCAATTAAGAAGTATGGACAACTACAACCAATTATTGTTAATCAAAACTTGGAAGTGATTGACGGTCAACACCGTTTTGAAGCATGTAAGATACTGGGTTATGAAGTAGCTTACTTAATTAGTGATAATGCTAATATAAACCATGTTGTACTAATAAACAATACGCAAAAACCATGGAATTATCGTGATTACATGAGGACTTTTAGTCATGGAGATCACTGGAACCATGGAGAATACAGAAAATTAGGGAAATATGTAGAGACATATGGATTTAATTTTACTATCTGTTTAAATTTATTAGTAGGACACTTTCAATCAGGTGGTGCGACTAAACCTAGGAAAGCTTTTGAAGCAGGTAATTTTAAAATAAAGAACCTAGAACAAGCTCAACGATGGGGAAATCAACTACTTAAAATAAAAGCTTTTGCTCCACAACTTGTAAAAGTTGGTAAATTCTGTATGGCTTTTGTAAAAGTACAAAAGTTAGACGGTTTTTCACTAAACTTTGCATACGAACAAATTGAAAAAAATATAAGAAAATTTGATCGTTGTCAAAATCAAGAAGACTGGGACGAAGCTATGGTTAAAGCGTATAACTATAACCTTAGAGGAAATAAAAAAAGAATAACCATTAAAAAAGATGGTTTTTAACATTAGGGGCCTTCGGGCCCCTTTTTAAAAATTATGAAAAGAAATACTAAATATAACTATGTTGATGGTCGACAAATCACGGACCATGAATCAGGATCTAGGGTCTATGATGTAAATGGTTCTAGACTTCCTAGTGTAACTACGATATTAGGCGCCACCAAAGATCAACAATTTATAAAAGATTGGAAGGCTAAAGTTGGAGAACAAGAAGCTGAACGAATTAAGAATTTATCATCACGGAGAGGGACTAGCATGCACAAGTTCCTGGAAGCCTATATTACAGGCACTGGATACGATGATCTTACGGAACTCGGACAGGCGGCGAAGCCCATGGCCGAAAAAGTTATTGAGATCGGTCTTGCGCCGGTTGAAGAGTATTATGGTTCTGAAGTCACATTGTTTTATCCTGGGCTATACGCTGGGTCTACTGACTTGGTTTGTAATCATAATGGCCTGGAGAGCATTGTAGATTTTAAACAATCGAATAGACCTAAGAAGAAGGAATGGATTGAAGATTATTATTTACAAATTGCAGCATATGCAATGGCTCATGATTATGTGCACGGGTCAACGATACGTCAAGGAGTGATCATGATGTGTACTCCTGACCTATATTACCAAGAATTTAGGATCACGGACCATGAACTACGTCAATATAAACACAAGTTTTTGAAAAGATTGGACATGTACCATGACCTAAAATTTAGTGAGAAGGAGGAATACAACACTCAAAAAGAGAATGAAGAATACCTTGAGGAGTTGAAAAAGAAACTATGACGGATCAAACACGTTGGGGTATCCCAGAAGTACACAGTAGGAATAAGGTAAAGAAGTATCAGGATGATAATTTTAATGCAGCTGTGAAGGCCGCAGAGGCTCTCACACGCATAAATTTGATACACTTGATGACTAGACTAGAAAAAATTTTAAAAGAAAAGGAGGAGAAGTATGAACGAGAAGCTAAAGAGCGTGCTAACCAAAAGATACAAGGCGGAGATTGAGGACGCAAAGTATAAAATACATTGTTACAGTGAGCAGGAGCTGATCATACCAGAGCATCCAGATATCACGGGTGAGGTAGACAAGCTACTGGAAACACTGTCAAATGCAGAGGAAAAGTTGGCAGTAATGGAGCTACATTATGGCAAAACTAAGGCAAGAGAAGTACTATAGGGATCTAGAAAGTTTTGAAAAATATTTTTTTATTTTTTAAGCAAAAAAAAGTGTACTTTTGTACTTTTGACCTAGAAGTATTGATTTTATTGACTTTAGGGTGGACAAATCATGGTACAAATCATGTTTAGGTGGACAGAAAAAAGTGTCCACCTATAGGTATATACAGAATGCCCTACCCCGAGACGTTTTGTTTTGTTACGAATTGTTTTAAACTTTTTAGATCCCTATACATATGCTAAATAGATATCATGCCCAGAAAAAGACGTAAAGCTATCAACACTGAAACAACTCCTGATATACCTTTTCAGAAAGTCAGAGTGGAGTGGGTCGACTGTGTAAGTGACTCTGGCTGGGCTAGTGAGAAAGAGTTTAACAAGATGAAATTAGCAACACCAGTCAATGAAGGTTGGTTGTATGAGAAAACAAAAAACCATATCAAGATGTTTGCTTCTTACGATAAAGATGAAGATGGTATTACTTTTGGGGATCGGACGATGATTCCTCGGGCTTGGGTAAAGAAGATTCAGAAGTTGGGGTAACGTCAATTATTTGTGAGTAATCGTCTAAAATTTGTTTCATCTTCGCTTCTAGTTCTTGTTCTGACATATCTTCTAGTTTACCAGTTTTTATTATTTTTCTGTCTATGTATAGTCCTGCTGCCTTTCCTCGATTTGCTTCAGCATTTACAGCAGAAGAGAAAGAACCTTTCTTCAAAGCAGCTTCTCTGAGTCTAGCAAGTTCTGCAACGTGACCCTCGTAAGTTACTTCGTGTTTACGTAATCTTTCTTCTTTGAGTTGACCTATGTATTTAACAACAAGTGGTGATAGCTTTGGATTGCAAAGCTCTGATCCTTCTTGCCTTGCACGTTTAGGACTATATCCAGCAGCGAGAGCTGCCTCTGTTTGTGTCATTGGTCCCTCTGGTCCACCGAATACTAAGAACTCAGCAAACCTTTGTTGCATCTCTGTTAATCTTTTTGGTACTCCCATGGTTGACAATTTAAGGTAACTATCCTATAAAGTCAACAATGAAAGACGATAGAGGCGAGCTAGATTTAACAAGACAAATAGATGAATTGAAATCTAAACTTAGTGTTTATGAGAGCGGTTTGTTTAGTGTTAAAAAATTTAAACATGAGATAGCTGAGTTGAAGAGTAAAATAATTGAGAAAGATAATTTAATACAAGGAATGAAAAAGATTATAGAGGATTTGTCATCAAAATGAGAGTCAAGGATTTACAAGAATTTTTAGGTTCGTTCACAGAAGGATCGGAGGCAGTTAAGAATGCAGTTATATTTGTAGAGTTGAATGGTAAACTACATGCAATCAGACGTATGGAAGTTCATGAAAATGTTCATCCAATTGTAGGTTTACCTGGACATTACAGCCATAGACTGGTATTGAAAACCGAAAAGCCGTCTTCGTTAATTCTCCCTGAGAAACTTCAAAACGACTATTAAATAAATACACTAGTTACCTCAAAAACCCATGGGTCCAGAGCGAAAATTTTATGCAAAAATTAAAAAAAATATTACATCTATTTCCTGGATTAGACTGGAAAATAATAGCTTACTTGGCACTCCTGATCTATTGGCCTATAATACTTCTGGCCACTTTTTCACAGTAGAGTTGAAAGTTACGAAGAGTAACAAGGTACGCTTCTCACCTCATCAAATTAGCTTCCACACACGCCATCCTGAGAACACGTTCATCATGGTCCAGCACCTTGGTTCCGGGGCCGTGAAACTTTTCCGTGGTTCAAGAATCATGGAGCTTGCAGCTTGGGGCTTGAAGCTTGAAGCTTGCTGCTTGGGGCTTGAGGCTTGTGGCTTATTTTTTTCTGAGCTTGGAGCTTGAAGCTTGTTGCTTGCCGCTTGAAGCTTGGGGCTTGTGGCCTGAAGCTTGTGACTGTGATGACAGCTTTACCTGGTTCACCACCTGAGAGTCACGTTGCTTGAGGC